ATATCGTCACCATACACGCTGACCACATCATCTCTTTCGCTGCTAGCTTTCGCTAGCGCGTAAAAGATGAGTGATTCAAGGGGGAACGTAAAACCGTTTCCCATTGACGAAAACTTCTCGAGCCTCTGAATTACTCCTTCAACTTCGCACAACGAGCTACGCCCGTATGCGAGGAAGTCGGCCCACTCTGGCGGAAGCAGATGATACACCGCCTCAACAGAGATCAGGTCAGAAGCCATACTAAGGTCCAGCGTTGCTAAAGCGCCGGTAAGTGAACCTTCCCTCGCCAGTTCCTGATTCTTGGACTGGTCAAGAAGGTCCACACCAAAATGCAATAACCGACGTGTCATATATGAACCTATGCCACGCTGAAACATTACGTTCAGCGATGGTTCAGTACAGATGCCACGATCAGTCTTAGCATTTTTCGGGACGAAGCTGAGTCGACAAGGATGAATCTCTACGTCGACTACGGCATGGTCGGCGTCCTCTTCAGGAAGCCAACCAGGCATCTCAGCCAGCAGGATTTTAACCAGCGGGATGAGATCTTCGGAGCAGCAGAACTTCTGGCCCAGTTTCGATCGGGCAGAAGAGATTTTTCTTTTGATTTGAGTCGTTGCACCCGGTCCGAAGCCATATTTCAGGCTCTCGAAGCTTGGCACGTCCCCAAGAACTCGATCTATTATACGCTGAGCGCGGTAGAATACCGCTTCGACGTCTGGACTGAATTGAAATCGTCCAGAAGACCAAGCCTTGAAGATGTGATTCGATTCGAGGCATTTCTGCTCGGATTCACGGAATTTCCCCAGTGCTACGGCGCGCTTGTCGACTCCGAGGTCAAGGTCCCCGCGTTTTTGGTAGAACGCGAGGCATTGTCTGAAGTGATAGGCGTCGTGTGCACCCAGGGCCGTGTAGTCAAGATCAAACTTGCAAACAGCAAGAGGACCAGAACCAAGAACGCCAAGAAGGCGTTCTCGGACTTGCCCATTTGAGATCTGTGACTGGTGCCATGTGACCAGTTTGGAAACTGTTTCATGAGTATCTCTCTCGCTCGATACTTGATCCCAGCGTGTAAAACGCATATGATTTCTCCGTAAATGGAAGATTGGGATGTTGGGATAATCAGTGGCCTTTCAGCCACCTCGCACCTTAGGTGGGTGCGACCAACAGATCGAACAGCTCGGGAATCGGCCCAGTAGTCACTGGGGCGACCGACGTACCGACGTTGCCATCGATGTTCAGCGCAAGCTGACGTACGAGGCGACGACCGGCGCTATCGGAGCGTTCATGAAAGAACCCGGTCGTCACGACCGTGTTCGAGTAGGCGATCTTCGGCGCAGCGGTATAACCGCCGGCGTTCTGACCGCTTACTGTTTCCATAACCGGAACGACTGTCCGGTTCTCCACTTTGTACACGCCGTTTTTCGAAACGGACAACGACAGCGTGCACGTGACCTGGGCGATCGTAGGGACGCTTGCTGCGTTCTCACGATACTCCGCGGTCACTTTACCACTTTCCCGGGTTACAGAAACTGGGATCAAGGTGTGGAGGACTGGGGTGGCTGCGCCGTCATAGACGGCAATGTTAGCGATTTGGCTCATTAAGCTTCCAATTAATTAAGATGCACGTTGGAACGTACAAATTCGCCTGACTCTAGGGGATCCTAGTTCATCAGATTCCACTCTCCGAAGGGACGGGTGGAGGTCACTGGCTCATCACACTGGGTGAGCACCCGCGGAAGCGGATCCATGGCGTTGCAAGAGCAGCGCTATAGCAGTGGTTGCATGTGACCACGACGCCAGTTTCGCCATAGGCTTAACTGACGGGAGCGGCACCATCAACGAACTCGACACAGTTCTGTGAACGACTACAGACCTGCGGCGATAGTTCCCGAAACCAGAGAGATTTGTACTCTTGTTCCCGGAGCCAGCGGTTAAACCGTTGGCTTCCCATTGAGTGGTGCGCGTGGTGACAAACGTGCCGGTAAGAGACTGCGATAAACCCCTTGCGGCTAGAAAGCTGCCAATAGGGATGAACCAGTCAGCGACAAATGAGAATGGGATTTTCTCCCAGACCACTGACGCGACATCAGTGAGGCCATAAAGTTGCGCTACGTTGACTTCACGTATAACAGCCTTAATTTTAACAGCCTCATACCCGAAGCCAGATACAACAGCATAGGCTGTCGGGGATGCAGATCTTACCACACCGTTGATCTTACGAGTAACGGTGTACGTACGTTGCATCGGAGTCGAGCTGAAATGTGCAAGTGAAGTCGCAGCCTCTTGGACGTCGTTGAGAAGTGGTTGAACACCAAACTGGTTCTTTAACCAATTCTTCCCGATTGTCTTCGAGGCTTTGGCTCCGCTGCGCCCACGCCCCTTCTCGTAGTCAACGATAGCCTTAGCTGCAGCAGAAAAATTCCCGCGCTTCGCAGCACGGTAAGCTGTATCTAAAGCCTTGGCAGCGTGCAGGATCATCTGAAGGGATTCCTTTCCTTCAGCGACCGTGATCGCAGCGTTGAAAGTACCACCGGAAACCTGCTCTCGCAGCTTTCCCATCATGGCAAGGTCGTCGTTTGGCGACCATTTAGTGTCGAATGTTACTCCGCCACTAAAGCCAGCAGCCGTTCCCCACACAGTGTTGAACGGCCACGAACTTATGGTATAACTAACCAACGGGTTCGTAGATGAAGTAATGGTACAATCATACGCATGCTCCCCGTTGGACCGGGCCCTTTTAGGGGGTCTGGTCCAGACCTTCCGAACATAAGAAGGATTCGGCTGCCAGATGGCAGGCCGGGTATTCTTCTTATTGCCTGCGATCAAGTTGGGATTATCTCCGCCTGACCATATGCGCTGCCATTGGGTGCCCACGTTGGTACAAGATGTACCATCAGGAGCAATGACAGTTTGTCGGAAGTCACGAGTATCATTACCAGTAGTCATAGCACGCTTTCACTATCTTAAGCTCAAATTACCGAGCCCAAAGACACGGTGCGAACACCGGGATGCAGGCGAAGGCCAGCACCCGTGGGGAATTAACCCAGAAAAACCTCCCATCAAGTTCGTGGAGGAGGAGCGTACAAGAGTTCGTGCATCAGCTTCTTTACATAGGCTAGATCCATACTCGAGTACGCATCGAATTGAATGGAGCGCCAAGGATTTGCATCCCCAAGCTTTTCATTCAACAAGATGGTCATCGATCGGACCTGGGCCAACAGCAGAACTTGCTGCAGGTCAGTTTCCACGATGATACTCCTTCACGGTAAG